CTGGGTTTAGTCCTGCTGCTTTTAGGTCTTTTACTTCTCGTTGATGTGCTGTGTTTGACATTCTTTCTTGAAATGCCATTTGGTCTTTTGCTAAGCCAATGTTTTTCTTGTTAGCTTTGTGAGCCCCAAAGGCTGATACGGCTGCGCCTCCTAGTGCGCCTGCTGCTGCTCCCCATCCCATAATTTTCTCCTTTGTTGGGTTAGGAAAAGCCCCGAGGGGCTATTCCGTCACCTAATTTATAGGGTGTCTAGTCCTGGTACTGCGTAGACAGGCATTGGTCTAGTGTGTTTTAGGTCAATATACATATCGGCAATGAAGTGAGGTTCTGATGGTACTGCTACTACTCTGTCGATTGGTGGGTTTTCTTGGATGAATGTATCGTCTAATACTGGTAATGAAGTGAAGTCTTGACTTAAGTGATATAGGTCAAGTGATGCTGCTGCATTTGATTTGAAAAGTCCTGATACTACTGAATTTTTGTATCTCATTTCAGAGTATCTTTCTTGATATCCGAAGACGTCTTCGTCTGCTGCTGTACCTTGTGCAAAGATTTCTTTGTTGAGTACTGCTTGCTCTCCTAGATTGGCGAATTCCGGCCAATAGAAGTCGTATTTTGTTTGGTAAGACCACATTTTGTTAATACCTTCTTGGTAATTTAAGTCTGCTCTTGCTGATATGAACCCGATAACGATCTCGTGTTCTGTAAATGATTTTGTGAAACCGTTTCCTGAATTGGAGAATGTTCCCATTGCTGCTAGGTTTCCGACTTGGTTAGTACCATAGTCTGACGTTTGTGCGATTGCTGAAACGTTTACTTGTGTTGTTGAAGATCCTAAGAACTCTGGTCTTTGGAGTCTTTGATCTAATGATTGTACGTTGAAGTGAGAATAGATAATTTCTGTGTATCTTGTTCCGCCTCTGGCGTCTCTTTCTAGTAGATGTTGAATTGCTGTTGATTCTCTAAGAGCGTTAATTGTTATTGCTGAAGCATTTGAAAGGTCGGCTCTGATGTTTGGGTAACCAGCATTGTTAGGGTCTTCTTCTGCTCTCCATGTGTCGTTTATGCTTGAGCCTGTAAGTTCTACGTAGCTTGCATATGGTGTTGAGCTTGTTCCGTCAGTTTCATAAGCTGACTGAGGACCAGTTGTCCATGTTTGGTTTACTTTTCCGATTCCTGTAATTGGTGCTGAGTCACCAAGTGGTATAAGTACTGGATCGCCTTTTTGTGCGAAAGGTAGGCATGATGTAAAGTAGTCTTTTCTTTTTCCTCTTGGTAGGAGATTTTCGTAGTCTGTTCTTTTAGATGCTGCATCTGTTTTGTCTACGATTAATGAGTCTTGAAGGTTTTGGTCACGATACCATTCGTTCCAAATTAGGTGTTGCGCTCTTGAAAAGAGAGCTGAGACTTCAAGGTTGGTTACTTTTGTTGGGAGTCCCATATGGTCGAAGTTTGTTGATTCTCCGAATGAGCCTGATTCCATATCAATTGTTGGTACTAAGTAGTCTACTGAATCTGTAGGATTGTCTTGTTCTCCCATGAATTTTTCCCAGTTATCCCAAACGAGTCTGTTAGGTACTGAGAAATAATGGATGTCCATAGCGATGTTATCCATGATGGGTTTTAGTAGTGCGGAAGTAAATCTTCCGAATACTGTTGTTGACATTTTCATAGTATCGCCGGGAATGGCTTGATCTACAAAGAATGGAATTAGTTTACCGGCATCGAATGTAGTCTTGTGTCCGTGAGAACGGTCGAATGTCGAGCGTTGAATTTTTGGTTTAGAAACAGTTGAGAACTGTTGCATAGGTGTCATAATACTTTTCATGTTGTTCCTTGTGTTATGTGAATAAAGAAGGGGGCGATTGCCCCCTGTTAGTTAGATAGATTTAATGATAGCGATTATTTTTTCTAATAATTTATCGTCTACATCTGTAGGTGTTGCTTCTACGTAGTCGATTGCTTTTGGTACTAGATACGCTAGTAAGATTTTCTTGAATAAGTTTTTAAGCATTTGTGTTTTCCTTTGTTACGAATTGAGTTGCATTGGCTAGTTGTTTTGAATCGAGTGAATTTATAGTTCCGTTTTCTGTGTCAAAGTTTCCTAGATAATATAATGAATAGTCTTCTGGGAATTGGTTCCATTGTGTATCTTTGTTTTCACATGCTTTTCCAAACTCTTTAATTGCTACTGCGTCGTTTTTTAAGAAGAATGGTGGTTGAAATTCTTCTGCGACGATGTCTTTTACTGCGTAGATGTTTTGTTTCATAGCTTTTCCTTTTCGCTGTTGAATATAGCATCAGATTGATTTCTGAGCTGTTTTAAATGTTTTGTTGTGTGAGTAAGCGTACGTTGATCTATTTCTGAACGCAAGGACTTTTCTTGCATTTCTCTTTTTTGTTCAGTTATTACATGTTTTGCATAGATCTGGTGTGGTGTTCTTGTTTTGTTTTGTCTTAGCATGGATGCGTTTTCGTATACCTCTAATAAGTGAGGATAGGAGCGCTCCATGAGTTTTTGATAATATCTTGGTAAGAGGGTGTTGGAATGTGCAAGTTGTTCTGCATGTTTTTCGAAATAGGTTTTACCAATAGCTGGGCGTTTTGAAGCGTCCATTGTATCTGATAGTGTGATGATTTCGCCTGAATCAGGATGTATAGCAGTAACGTTGCTAGATTTAAGAGAATAGCTTGCAATATAGAAGGCTGTTTTCTCATTTGCTTCTCCGATGGATGATATTCCGTTATTCCATAGTTTTTCTAGTTCGTCTGAACGATAGAGTTTTTCACCTGATGGTGAATTAGTAAAGTGATATTGATTTTGTGGATTGTACCCGAATATAATTGCATGATGGTGTGGTCTTCCGGTTTTACCGCCATATTCATGGGATACGATGTATCTAAGTTTTTCTTTTTTAAGTTTTCTTAGTTTTTTCATAAAGAGTTGAAATTCTCTTTTGAAGTGTATAGGGTTGATTTTTTTTAGATTTTCGTCATCATAAGTTAATGTGATGAAGGTGCTTTCTTCGTGTTCTGATATTTCGTGTCTGCAACGAGTTGCCCAATCGAAGGCACGTTTAGATATACATTCTGTGCATTTGCCGCATGGAAGGAGTAGTTCCCCTTCCGAGCATAATCTGATTTTTCCAAAGTTTTCTTTCTTGCTGAATGAGCCTTTGTTTTCAATGGTATAATCTCTGGTTGCTCTAAAAGGGGATAGGCACATTTTCTATAACCTGTGTCCGCCACGAGTCGGGGCTTGATAGATGTTTTTTGACTTTTTGCCAAGTCCTTTTTTGAACTTTTTGTTAGATTGTTTTCTTGAGTCGATTTTTCTTCTCATGTTTTCTCCATTGTTAGTGACAAGGGGTCACATATTTTTCCTATAGTTATAACCTTGTCGGTTAGTTTATTTTAGTATTGAATCCAGTGGGTGTCAATTGGCATATATTATCAAGTACTTTATATGCCAAATTAAAATACCCCCCGTTTCCGAGGGGATTTTTTTACTTATCGTCCTTACTGGACTTCGTTTCGACGATTACCACTTCCTGTGGTTTTTTTGGTTTTTCAACTTTTTCTGGTTGTAATAAACCGTTTTCGATACATAGATCGAGATTTTTCTTGTTGAGGATGAATTCCTCTAGTTTTGAGGGGTCATTATTCATAAGTGACCTTACCCTAGCAGGTAGGCTCTGAAATGCTTCTATGGCGACGTTAGATAGCTCATACATCTCGCTAAGAGTCTTGACCTCGCTTATGTCTGCGAAGATTCCGTGTCTTTCTGGAATTGGTGCAATTCCTGTTCTACTGAATTTTTTCATCATTGTGTTGATGCATGTAGACTTTTTTGCCGACTGATCTGTCTGGCTGATTTTTCCTACTTGCGTTATTACTCTTGTTTTTCTTTCTGGTTGACTTCTCATGTTTTCTCCTTAGTTGAACATTTTGTTAAATTTGTTCTTGTACGATTGAAATTTGTTAATAATTTGTTTTTTGTACGATTTGTACTTTTTCTTGGCTGAATTTACTTCTGGTTGTACATAATTTTTGTAGCCCCATTTTAATGATTGTTTCTTAGCTTTTACTGATTTTGCTGAGAAAGCGGTTTTGGTTGAATCTATTCCTTCGGAAATGATGTCTTTTACTTTTGCTTCTGGAGTTTTGTTGCTTGTGTCTGCTTTTATGTTTTGGATTTCTGCATCTGTTTTTTCTATAGATTTTAGTCCTTGCATAAATGCCATAGCTGAATTTGAAGCGCCTTCGGCTATGTTTTTCATTTGAGCTGTTTGTCCTGAGGGAGAGGCTGCTCCCTGTCCTCCCATTGCTGAGAGAGCTGGATTTAGTCCTGCTGCTTTTAGGTCTTTTACTTCTCGTTGATGTGCTGTGTTTGACATTCTTTCTTGAAATGCCATTTGGTCTTTTGAGAGGGCAATATTTTTCTTGTTAGCTTTATGCGCACCAAAGGCTGATACGGCTGCGCCTCCTAATGCTCCTACTACTGATCCCATTCCTGGTGACATAGTTTCTCCTTTGTTGGGTTAGGAAAAGCCCCGAAGGGCTATTCCGTCACCTGTTTTATAGGGTGTCTAATCCCGGTACTGCATATACTGGCATAGGTCTAGTGTGTTTTAGATCGATATACATATCGGCAATGAAGTGAGGTTCTGATGGTACTGCTACTACTCTGTCGATAGGTGGGTTTTCTTGGATGAATGTGTCGTCTAATACTGGTAGTGCAGTGAAGTCTTGACTTAAGTGATATAGGTCAAGTGATGCTGCTGCATTTGATTTGAAGAGTCCTGATACTACTGAGTTTTTATATCTCATTTCTGAGTATCTTTCTTGGTATCCGAAGACGTCTTCGTCTGCTGCTGTACCTTGTGCAAAGATTTCTTTGTTGAGTACTGCTTGCTCTCCTAGATTGGCGAATTCCGGCCAATA